TTTCCAAATATAATTAAAGATGTTGCAAAATCTTATAATAATGCTTATGTCTTGTGTGAAGTAAATGATGTTGGAGATCAAGTCGCTGCTGGTCTTCATTATGATCTCGAATATCCAAATCTTCTTATGAGTTCTATGAGAGGTAGAGCTGGTCAGGTACTTGGTCAAGGATTTTCTGGTAAGAAAGTTCAACTTGGTGTAAAAATGTCTAAAACAACTAAAAAAGTTGGTTGTTTAAACTTAAAAACTCTTATAGAAGATAATAAGTTAGTATTCAATGACTTTGAAATTATTAATGAACTTACTACCTTTATTCAAAAGGGGAACTCTTTTGAGGCAGAAGAGGGAAGAAATGATGACCTAGTAATGTGTTTGGTGATGTATGCTTGGTTAATTTTACAAGATTATTTTAAAGAACTTACAGATCAAGATATAAGAAAACGAATATATGAGGAACAGAAAAATCAAGTAGAACAAGATATGTCTCCATTTGGATTTATTGTGGATGGAGTAAATGATGAAAGTACCTTTGTAGATAGTGAAGGTGAACGATGGTATACTGATGAGTATGGTGATAAGCAAGCAGAATTTTCTTATATGTGGAATTATTTGTGATGGACCTAGAAGATCATCTAAATTTTGATCACTTATTTTTATATGAAAGAAAATGCAAATCTTGTGGTCAAATAAAAAATCTTATTGGTGAGTTTTATAGAACAAGAAAAGATAGAGGACCAGTATCTTCTTCCTTTTCTTATGAGTGTAAAGAATGCACCAAAAAAAGAATAATTAAATCTAGAAAAAATGCATTAATAAAGACTGAGTGGGGGTATCCTGACTGGTAGTAGTGTTCACGCCAAATTTCCCCTGTGAAAAGTGTCTTTTTAATAAATATTTTCAGACAAACTGAGATTAGGAGAAAAATTACATGGCTACTCCTCAATTATCTCCCGGTATTCTTATCCGTGAGGTTGACTTAACTGTAGGAAGAGCTGATAATGTACTGGACAATATCGGTGCAATTGCTGGACCTTTTGCAATTGGACCTGTAGATGAACCAATTGACATCACTACAGAACAAGAACTGATAAATGTTTTTGGAAAACCAAGTTCAACCGATGCTCAATATGAGTATTGGATGACCGCATCTTCTTTCCTCTCTTATGGTGGTGTACTTAAAGTAGTAAGAACCGATGGAGCAGAGTTAGTTAACGCTAACGCTATTCGCAACTCTTCTGGGGTTTCTACTGCTGGAGAACCTTCTTTAAAAATTAAAAACTTTGATGATTATGAGGCAAATTATGCCGATGATGTTGCAAATTATATTTTTGCATCTAAAACTCCTGGATCTTGGTCAAATAATCTTAAAGTTTGCGTAATTGATGATAAAGCAGATCAAATTATATCTGTAGGTGTTGCAACAACCGCAGCTCAAATTGGATATGGAGTAACAACTGCTCTAGTTAATGTACCTTCTGCTGGTATCGGAACTACAACACTCTTTAATGGATACTTAAAGGGAATTATCACTGGTGTTGGAGCAAGTACCATTGATGTTAAAATTACATCTGTAGTTGAATCTAATGGAACAGAAATTCCGATCACTTACGCACAAAGAAATCAGTTAAGATCTTTTAGACCTACTAACACAGTTAATATTATTAATAATAGTGGTTCTTCAGTTGCAGTATCTACAATTGGTTCTGTATCCAGTGATCTTTTAGATTGGTATGATCAACAAAAACTAAATCTAACCAATACTACAATTTTCTGGAAATCTATTGCTCCTAAGCCTGGAACAACTCAATATGCTTCTGAGAGACAATCTAGAAGTGATGAAATCCACGTAGTTGTTATTGATGATACTGGATCAGTAACTGGAATTCAAGGAAATCTTCTTGAAAAGCATATTGGTTTATCCAAAGCATTTGATGCAATTTCTGCAGTTAATTCTCCACAAAAAATTTGGTGGAAAAATTATATTGCACAATATTCAAATTATCTCTATGCTGGAGATAATCCATCGGATGATGCTAATGAGAATGAAAATGTCGTTCCTGTTGGATTCAGTGAGTCTTTTGTCGGATTTACCACTGCAGAAGGACTTTGGAATCAACCTACTCAAGGAGTTACATTCAGTGCTTTAGGAAATGTAACTTATAATCTCACGGGTGGAGTTGATTATTCGACCGAAGGTGGAATGCAAGCAACTCTTGGTGATTTAATGACATCATATGAACTGTTTTCAAATCCTAATGAAATAGCAGTTGATTACTTGATAATGGGCCCTGGACTTCAAAATAAGATTGATTCTCAGGCAAAGGCAAATTATTTGATTTCTATTGCAAATGAAAGAAAAGATTGTGTTGCAACAATTTCACCTCATCGTCAAGATGTTGTTGATGTAACAAATACAACTACTCAAACTAACAATATACTTGAATTCTTCTCACCACTTGGTTCATCATCTTATGCAGTATTTGACAGTGGTTATAAGTACACTTATGATCGCTTCAATAATAGATTTAGATATATCCCTTGCAATGGTGATGTTGCGGGATTAATGGTTCGCACCAGCATCTTCTCCTATCCATGGTTCTCACCAGCAGGACAGCAAAGAGGAATTCTGAATAATGCGATCAAACTTGCCTACAATCCAAACAAGGCCCAAAGAGATCAACTTTATCCGTTGAGAATTAATTCCATCATCAATCAACCTGGAATTGGTATTCTTCTTTATGGAGACAAAACTGCTCTTGGATATGCATCTGCATTTGACAGAATTAATGTTCGTCGCCTCTTCTTAACTGTTGAGCAAGCACTTGCAAGACTTGCAGAAGCACAACTCTTTGAACTCAATGATGAAATTACCAGAGCAAACTTTGTCAACGTAGTTGAACCATATCTTCGTGATGTTCAGGCAAAGAGAGGACTCTATGGATTCTTTGTTAAGTGTGATGAGACAAATAACACTCCAGATGTCATTGACAACAATGAGTTTAGAGCAGATATTTTCTTAAAACCTGCCAAATCAATTAATTATGTAACTCTTACATTTGTAGCAACTAGAACTGGTGTTGCATTTGAAGAAGTCGTTGGAACAGTTTGATTTACATAAATTAATTACAAAGGAGGAATTCTAAAATGGCTCACACATTAACAGATTTCAAAAAGGCACTAATTGGAGGTGGCGCAAGACCCAATTTATTTGAGGTAACTATACCTTCTCTACCATTTGGTATTAGTTTTGGTGGTGCTGGTGATGTTGATAACTTCAGCATGTTATGTAAAGCAGCTGCACTTCCGGCATCAAACGTAGCACCAATTGATGTTCCTTTTAGAGGAAGAATTTTTAAAGTTGCTGGCGATAGAACATTTGATACTTGGACAGTAACTGTTATTAACGATGAAAACTTCTCAGTAAGACGAGCAATGGAATTGTGGATGCAAAACATTGCACAGTATCAAGATGGAAGTGGTGCAACTAATCCAAATGACTATATGAGAAATGCAATCGTAAAGCAATTGGGAAGAGTAGCATCTACATCTGGAACAGGTGTTAATGCTGGCGCAGGTTTAACACCTATAGCACAGTATAAATTCTATGATATTTTCCCAACCAATATTTCTCAGATTGATTTATCTTATGATACTTCAGATACTATTGAAGAATTTACTGTGGAATTCCAAGTACAATGGTGGAATCCTGAGAATCCTGGAAGCAATAATGCTCAGGGTTAATTTTGAACTAGTATAAATAGCAGATAATACAAACTGATATTTAATCATGGCAAAGTTATTTGGTTTTTCGATTGAAGATAATAAACCACAATCGCCAAGTACAGTATCCCCCGTTCCTCAAAATAATGAGGACGGGGTTGATCATTATTTAACTAGTGGATTTTTTGGTTCTTACGTAGACATTGAAGGTGTCTATAGAACTGAATTTGACATGATCAAAAGATATCGTGAAATGGCACTTCATCCTGAAGTGGATAGTGCTATTGAAGATATCGTAAACGAAGCAATTGTATCTGATACAAATGATTCACCAGTTAAGATTGAACTGTCAAATCTTAATGCTAGTGATGGTATCAAAGAAAAAATTAGAGAAGAATTTAAATATATTCTAGAATTATTAGATTTTGACAAAAAATCTCATGAAATTTATAGAAACTGGTACATTGATGGAAGACTATATTATCATAAGGTAATAGATATAAAAAATCCCCAAGAAGGTATTCAAGAACTTAGATACATAGACGCAATGAAAATGCGTTATGTGAGGCAGCAAAAAAAGAAAAAGGAAGATAATAGCAATTTCGTAAAAAATAATAGCAATAATCCAATGGATTATAATTTTCCTGAGATTGAAGAATATTTTATTTTTAATCCAAAGGCATCATACCCAGTTGGTGCGATGGGAGGACAACCAACCACTTCACCAATGCAAAATGGTGGTATGAAAATTGCAAGAGATTCTATCACATACTGCACTTCAGGTTTAGTTGATAGAAATAAGGGTACATGTTTGTCATATTTACATAAGGCAATCAAATCACTCAATCAACTTAGAATGATTGAGGACTCATTAGTAATTTATAGACTATCTCGCGCACCTGAGCGTCGTATTTTTTACATTGATGTGGGCAATCTCCCTAAAGTAAAAGCAGAGCAATATCTCCGTGATGTTATGATGCGTTATCGTAATAAACTTGTATATGATGCAGGTACTGGAGAAATTCGTGATGATAAGAAATTTATGAGTATGCTTGAGGACTTCTGGTTGCCTCGTAGAGAAGGTGGTAGAGGAACAGAAATTACAACTCTTCCTGGTGGTCAGAATTTAGGTGAAATTACTGACATTAAATATTTCCAAGAAAAACTTTATCGTTCATTGAACGTACCTCCAACTAGAATTGGTGGAGAAGGAGGTTTTAATCTAGGTCGCTCATCCGAAATTCTTCGTGATGAATTAAAATTCACCAAATTTGTTGGAAGATTGAGAAAGAGATTTTCTAACATGTTCAGTGATATGTTAAAAACTCAGTTAATTCTTAAAAATATCATTACTCCTGAAGATTGGAAGGTAATGAGAGAGCATATTCAATATGACTTCTTATATGATAATCACTTCTCTGAACTTAAAGAAGCAGAATTGATGACTGAAAGATTAAATATGGCTGCTACTGCAGAACCATATATTGGTAAATATTATTCTCAAGATTATGTGAGAAGAAAGATTCTTCGTCAAACAGATGAAGAAATTGTTGAGCAAGATATTCTTATTCAACAGGAGATTGAATCTGGAAAAATACCAGATCCTAATGCTCCTATTGATCCAGAAACTGGTTTACCAATTCCAACTCAAGGAAATATTAACGGCGAATCAGGAAAAGTTCCTGTGGAACCTGGGGTAAATGAGAAGGGTACAACACCCCCAACAGAGAAAGGAATCTAAATAAAACATAGTTATCAACTTAAACTTATGGATGAACTTATGGATATGATTGTGGCAGACGAGTCACCATCTCAAATCAGCGATAAAATTAAAGATATTTTATTTGCAAAAACTGCAGAAAAAATTGAAACATTAAGACCTGTA